GTCACCCAGCGGTTATCCGTTTCTGGTGTTGATGGGCGGCGGGGACTGGTGGCAGTTGCGCAGCGATGCTGCGGGTAGCTGGTGGCCAGTCGGCCGGTTCGACAACACTCCACTCGGCCGGCCGTTTTTTGAAACGACCATCCTGCTCAGTCCCGGTGGCTACGGTGCGCTCAACGGTACAGTCATGAAGCGTGCCGAGTGGCCCTGGTTGTGGGACCACGCGCAGCTATCCGGAATGTTGGGTACCGAAGCCGCTCGTGCGGGCAACGAAGGTAAATGGACGTCGGGTGACGGTGCAGCAACCTTTCGTGGCCCTGAAGGGCGCGGCGAGTTTCTGCGAGTGCTGGACGAGGGGCGGGGCGTGGATGCGGCACGTGCGATGGGTTCTTTTCAGGTGGGCTCGACGCATTCGTATGCCATGGGCGCCAATGGTGCCGGAGCGGTCGGTGCGTGGTGGTCGGACAGCCTGACGGGTTTCGGTGCCGATACTCGTGAAGAACCGCAATACGTGTCCGGGCTGTACAACGGTGGCCCGGTCTTCCCTGCCGGTACGAGTTATCAGCGGGATGCCGCCAACGCCCTGCTGCTGGCGTTCAAGTCGCGCCCTCGCAACATCGCCTATCCCGGCCGTATCAAGCTCATCTGAGGTGCCTATGTTCAATTATCTGTTTGACGGCTCGGGCGCCTTGTCCGGGCCTGTCGAGTTTTTTGTAACCCCGGGCATCGGTATTCAACTGCCCGGCAATGCGGTGGAGTTGTCCTTCGAGCTGCCCGCGCCTGAAGCCGGTCGTATCTGGGCCTTGATCAACGGTGTTCCGCGAGAGGTGATCGACCGGCGCGGTCCGGTTTTCCGCAAGGACGGTGGCGGGCAGCAGATCTGGAGTGAGTTGGGGGAGTTGCCCGATACCCTCACAACGCAGCCCTGGCCTGGGGAATTCCATGTGTGGCGCGGCGACGCCTGGCAACTGGATGAGCAGGCCCGTTTGCTCAGCATCAGCCAGCAGATGCTGGAGCAGCGCGACACGCTGCTGCGCGAAGCCGTCCTGCGCATCGCCCCCCTGCAATACGCCGAGGACATCGGCGATGCCACTCACGAAGAACAGATGCAGTTGCTCGAATGGAAGCTCTACAGCGTGGAGCTCAATCGCATCGACAAGCAGACAGGCTTCCCCCGGGAAATCACCTGGCCTTCGCTGCCAGGCCCCGTCACCACCGATTGATAAGGAGATGAATCTTGGACTATCCCAAAAGCGTACCCAGCGTCGGGCTGGTGAACGGGCAATTTGTCGATGAGGATCCCGTCGCCGGAAAACCCGGCTCGCTGATTCCTGCCGCTTGGGGCAACGGCGTCACGCAGGAAATTCTCAGTGTCGTACAGGCCGCCGGCATGACGCCCAACGAGGCGAACACTCATCAACTGCTCGACGCACTGCGCAGTCCGGGGTTGTTCACGACGGCTGCGCAATTCGATGTCAGCCGATCGGCTGCAACGGCCGAGTTTGTCCAGCGGGCGCTGGGCAACTACGCCAGCGCTCGCGGCATCTCCGGCTCGACCCAACTGACCCTGGCCGATATCGGCTGCTCGATCGGGATGGGCGGTAACGCTGCGTACACCGTGACCTTGCCGGACGCCACTGCAGTGCCCAGCGGCGCGACGATCAGCCTGCATTGCCGAAACAGCGCAGCGGTCACGGTTGCCAGTAAAACCGGTACGCAGATCAGCCCCCAGGGGGCCTATCTGGGTTCGATCACGATGAACGCGGGCGAGAGCGCAACCTTCGTCCGGGAGTCGGGTGTCTGGGTCGTTTACGGCACCGCAGCGTTGAAGTATTCGGCGCTCTATGCGTCGCAGTTCGCCACGGCCGGATATCAGAAACTTCCCAGCGGCTTGATCGTGCAGTGGGTGACCGGGGGCTCCGATGCGAATGGAGTCATGACGGTGTCGTTGCCGATGATGTTTCCCAATGCTGTCCTCGGCGGGATCGCCAATGAGGGTTATCCGGCAGGCTGGGGCAGTTCCAACGTCACTGTCTGGGCATTCGACGGGGCCAACTCCACGACATCGACGGTTGTTGCCAGGGTTCGCAATGTCCTGGCGTCGAGTGTGAAGGCTGAACCTGGAATCTCGGGGGGCATATTGGTTTGGGGACGATAACCATGGCTATTTATTTTCATGCACAGACACGCGGCTTTGAACTGGTCGACAGCCCCTATCCGGAACCACCTGAAGGCGCCGTGGAAATCACCCGCGCCCAATACGCCGAACTGTTTGCCGGGCAGGCAAGCGGCAAGGTCATCAGCGCCAGTGCCAGCGGTCAGCCCGTATTGAACGACCCGGTCATCTCCCCGCAGGCACTGGCTTCCCGGGAACGCGCGTGGCGCGACAACGTCCTGCAAGACACTCAATGGCTGGTGTGGCGTGACGCTGAAGAACTGGAAGTCGGCGAGGGCACGACGCTGCGTACCGAAGAATTCAAACAGCTTCTTGCCTATCGACAGGCACTGCGCGACTGGCCCAATGATCCGGAATTTCCGGATGCCCAGGCTCGCCCTGTAGAGCCCGACTGGCTTGAAGGCTTGCTGCGGTCGAACGGCTGAACCGTTGACCCGATCAATGAGGAATCAAAGTGGATTATCCGAAAAGCGTTCCCGGCTCAGGCCTGGAGAATGGCAAGTTCGTCGATGAAGACCCGATTGCCGGAAAACCGGGATCGTTGATCCCGGCCAGTTGGGGCAACAGTGTGACGCAGGAGATTCTCAACGCGATCACGGCCGCCGGCCTGACGCCGGATGAGGAGCAGACCGATCAACTGGCACAGGCCATTCGGCAACTGGCCAAGCCCGATCCGCTGCAGCAGTTTCCTGTGCAGGTGTATCGCAAGAATCTGTTGATCAATGGCGGATTCAATATCTGGCAACGCGGCACGACCAATCAGGCGCCGAACATCGGTGGGTATGTAGCGGATCGTTTCCGGTGCGACTGGAACGGCAACGCAGGTGTCAGCATTTCGCGCCAGGATTTTCCCCTCGGTCAAACGGAAGTCGTGGGTGAACCCGCTTATTTCCTGCGCTGGCAGCAGGCCACCGCAGGCACGGGAGCAACGGTGCATAAAGTCGCCCAGAGCATTGAATCGGTGAGGACTCTGGCCGGGCGAACGGCTACGGTCAGCTTCTGGGCGCGATCCGATGCGACGCGTCCTTTGCGCGTCACGATTGCTCAGCAGTTCGGAACGGGCGGTTCGGAGGGTGTGGTGAAGGTTGTCGACGTCTTTCAACTGAGTACGTCGTGGAAGAAATACAGCGCAACGTTTCAGGTGCCAACCATCGCCGGGAAAATGCTGGGCGTGAATGACTGCCTGACCTTGTCGTTCGATCTGCCGCTCAACGTGTTGCAGACCGTCGATCTGGCACAGATGCAATTGGAGGAGGGGCCGGTTGCAACACCGTTTGAATACCGTCCAGCGGCGGAAGAGTTGACTCTCTGTCAGCGCTATTTCGAAAAATCTTTTGTAAACCGTTTGCCGATCCGTTCGAACAACGGTCCAGGAACCTGTATCGCCACCTTTTCCCAAGTAGCGGCAGCCAATTCCGGCCAATATGGAATGTGCATCGATATGCAGGTGCCCAAGCGAGTTCAGCCAACGGTCGTGACGTATTGCCCTGGTGAGGCGAGCAATCAAGTCTGGCATTCATCGCTTGCGAAGGCCTGCACAGGAACCATCCTGCAAAGTGTGAGCGAGCGAGGGTTTGCGCTTGCCACCGTGACGCCCGTAGGCAGCTTTCCCGGGCAGGCATTGCAGGTCGATTGGACCGCGGACGCGGAAATCTAGGGGACAAGTCCATGAGTTATCAGCTCACATCGTATGGCGTTCTGCGCCTGAGTGATTCAGCGTTTATTCCACAGGATCCCGTTAATCGGGACTGGCTCGAGTACCAGGAGTGGCTGGTGTCCGGAGGACAGGTACTGCCACTGGACCCGCCGCTAGAGAGGCTGACGGCCAATCAAGGCATGCTGGGGTTGTTCAAGCGAATGATCCAGGTGTCCCCGGACAGCACGCTGAAAACTGAGGTAAACAATGGCTGATCAGCTTTGGTCGCCATCCGTGATTCAATCGGCGCATCCAGGGAGGACCGAGCATTATGCAAATCACTGAAGACAACCTACTCAACATCATGCCCAACGCCCGCCGCCAAGCGGGCGTTTTTGTTTCACCGCTCAACGATGCGATGGCGCGCCATCGCATCGACACGCCCAAGCGTATTGCCGCGTTTCTCGCCCAGATCGGACACGAATCGGGGCAATTGCAGTACGTGCGTGAACTGGGCAACAACCAATACCTGAGCAAGTACGACACCGGTACGCTGGCGTTGCGATTGGGCAACACGCCCGAGGCCGATGGCGACGGGCAGAAGTATCGCGGGCGCGGGCTGATCCAGATCACCGGCCGCGCCAACTATCGCCAGTGCAGCCTCGGGCTGTTCGGTGACGAGCGCTTGCTGGCGCTGCCGGAACTGCTGGAACAACCGCAATGGGCGGCCGAGTCCGCTGCGTGGTTCTGGGCGCAGAACGGCCTGAACGCGCTGGCGGATCAGGATCAGTTCAACAGCATTACCCGGCGGATAAACGGCGGGTTGAACGGCTTGCAGGATCGCCTGGAACTCTGGGGGCGGGCGAGGGCGGTGCTATGTCTGCCTTCGGTCTGAGCGTCTGGCGGCTGATCGGTCTGATGCTGCTGGCCGCAGGTTCGGCAGCGCTGGCCTGGCAGTTTCAGGACTGGCGCTACGGCCGCCAACTGGCCGAACAGGCGCGGTTGCACGCCGAAATCCTCAATCAACTGACCCTGACGGCCGCTACCGCGCAACAGGCCGAACAGGACAAGCGTCTGGCCCTGGAGCAACGGCTCACGGCCAGTGAACAAACCCATTATCGAGCACTGAACGATGCCCAACGTGATCAGGATCGCCTGCGCGATCGTCTTGCCACTGCTGATCTGCGCCTGTCAGTCCTCATCGACGCAGGCGACGCTGCCCAAGGCTGTGGTGTGCCAGCCGCCTCCGGCGCCGGCGGCGTGGATCATGCAGCCGTACGCGCCCGACTTGACCCGGCGCATGCTCGACGAATTGTCGCCATCACCGGCGAAGGCGACCGCGGACTGATCGCCTTGCAGGCCTGTCAGGCCTATATCAGAGCGCTGGCGCCTGCACATTTTGAATAAGCTTGTGTATTGAAAGCGCAACCGGCTCGTGTACGGTGGTACCCATTCCATCCGATCCGGAGCGCGCCGTGAAAGAAATCACCCAACTGGCGGCCGAACTTGGCCGACGTCTGCAATTGCTCAATGCCCACGTCACTACGGCCGAGTCGTGCACCGGTGGCGGGATTGCCGAAGCCATCACCCGCATTCCGGGGAGTTCGGCGTGGTTCGAAGCGGGTTACGTGACCTATTCCAACCGCCAGAAAACCCAGCAGTTGAATGTACCGACGGAGCTGTTCGGCACCGTGGGCGCGGTCAGTCGCGAAGTGGTCGAGGCCATGGTGAGCGGCGCCCAGGAAAAAAGCCTGGCGCGGTTTGCCGTGGCGGTTAGCGGCGTGGCCGGGCCGGACGGCGGTTCGCCGAACAAACCGGTGGGCACCGTTTGGTTGGCGTGGGGCGTGGGCGACCAGGTTTCCAGCGAGGTTCAACACTTCCCCGGCAACCGCGACGAAGTCCGCCGACAAACGGTGAAGGCCGCGCTAGAGGGCTTGCTGCGACTAGCGGCACGAGAAATCGAAAATCAGGGGTAGGCGATCCGTGAACGCTGTGGAATAATACTGGCTACTTATACAGGTGTTGGCCGTCAGGCCTTATTGATTACGTGAGGACTTTAATGGACGACAACAAGAAGAAAGCCTTGGCTGCGGCCCTGGGTCAGATCG